ATGACCCGACTTGGCCTGAAGATACCCCACACGGTGCAGGCAGTCGGGTCATTCTTGGTCTTGTCACTGGTCGCGCAGTCATAAGACTGAAGCACGTACTCAAATCTAGGCAGTGGCTTCTCATTATCCCAGAGCTTAAACCAATCACGTTTGATGATGCCGGCCTCTTCAGGATCTAGAATCTCGGCGTAAATCTCTTGTCTGCCGAGCTTCGTACCCTCGTACTGCAGGATCTGCGCTTGGAACGATGGGGCGAGGTTGTGGATGTTATCGTACGTGCTGGCCTTGGTACATATCACATCCTCCCCATCTCTGTTCACCAGATCCACGATCAATGGCTTGGGCTTAGGCGTTGTGGTGCATAGCATCAGGGGTTTCTGACCTAAGCGCATACCGAACTGAATCATGTTCCAAGAGTCGTCAAGGTAGTCCCATGCAGCAAGCTCATCAAACCAGCCGCCGTGGAACTGCGGACCTCGGAATCGTGATGGCTCAGAAGCAGGGATGCCTTTGATCAGCGTGCCGTTGATGAGGACTATCTCATGCAGCGATCGAGTGTAGTGGTCAATCAGCTCATCCGGGATCACGGTCATCAGACCTGAGTCGCCTTCAAAGCAAACATCGCGGACATCGGATGATGTAGGCGCGGAGACAAGCCATCGAGTCTTGGGGTGAGTCCATGCTTCCCACCACAGCCATTCAGCAGCCGCGCGAGTCTTGCCTGCGCCTCGTCCTGCGAGCAAGAGCCATATGCTCCACCAATTGCCGGGTGGCGGAACCTGATGGTCGTTGGCTATTGTCAGCCAGCTTTGTCGAGCTTTGTGCGCAGCTTTTCTCTCATTGGACATGAGGTTAAGATCAGGACCCTTGCGGATCCGATCGGCAAACTCACTTGCTCTTGCTTGGCTTAGCATCGACTTGGCGCGTTGTTAGGAGATCATCCAACAAGTCTTGTGAGAAGTCATGCACCATGTCGACTTGGATTGGCCCGTCATTCTTGCCTGTGACCTCGAGCTTGGAGTTCTCACGGTACTGATCAGGGAAGCGTGCCGACATACTACGACTCCACAACCCAGTGTTGAGTCTCACGCCGCCAGGAGCTTCGCGTATGTGATCATGCGCCAAGTCTTCCCAGTAAGCAAGCGCATCAAGTCGTGATTGTTCCAAGGCTTGACGAAAATCCTCGTGTGCGCCTTCCCATGCAATCATGTTGTGCAGCCCGATGCCGAGGCGCGAACAGATTTGCCAACGCGACAAGCCCTCTTCGCCAAGGGCTACGATTTGATCGCAGTATGCTGGGTCGTACTTAGTCGGACGGCCCAAGAACTTTCCGTTCTTAGATGGTGTCTTTGTAGTCATGTGCGGATTGTAATCATAAAGTTGGAAGTGTGTACATTTTATTGCGGCAGGTAACGGTAACAAGGTAACATATGGTCCAGAAAACTATATAGCTATACACTATTACTATATATACTATACTTTATAAAATAATAGTTACCTACTGTTACTCTGTTACTATTCAATCTGGATAAGGCTTTCAGAAGTAACAGTCGAGTAACAGGTAACAAGTGCTTGACATCAGAAACTACCATTTTGCTCCAATTCACGCTGCAATGCGTCCTCTGTTCTCGTGACAACCTGTGACCAAGTCGGCTCGACCCTTCGAGCTAATGTTACCTCAGACGTGATAAACGTGGTGTAGCGTGAAGGTTTACCATGCACTTTTATGAGCTTACTTGGATCAATTGTCCCTTGGGGCTGCAAAGCTTTACGTATATATTGCGCTTTTGCTCGGCTATCATGCCCCCAACGCTCACATAAAACCTGCAGCTGCGGTGCTGTGAAGGCCGCCATTCCTTCAAGGTGATCATTGACCCAAGCTTTAAGCTCCAATGCAAAAGCTTCAAGAGGAGTCTTGGATAGCTGGATCGCAGTCTCACGATACTGAGTCTTTGGTGCTGCCTGTTTGCAATCAAAGCTCGATATATCACGATTCATGTACCAGTTAAGCATGATGCCAAAGCCCTGCTGCGCCTTGGCCCAGCGCATCAAAGCCACGACCTTGGGATGCGTTTCTTGGTTGGACAAGCTAGCAGGACTGTAGATAGCTTCACGCCTTGCGGTATCACCCATGTGCGTGACGTAGCTCTTATTTGTCGTGAATACAAAGTTAATGTAGTTAGTGATGGCGTACTGCGCGCCGTACTTATTGTTGATGGTAAGCTCATTGCTGGTGATGTAGTTCTTAAGCTTCGCCGAGTGGTCATCACGATCAGACGATGGCTCATTCACGACTATGAAGATCTTACCTTTTAACATGCCGTTGAAGTTGCCGAACAGCTCATCAGGCCCGATGATGGCAGCAGGCCCACCATCCCCAATGCCTAGCATCTCGGCTATAAACTCGGCGATAGCTGATTTGCCGATGCCCTCAATGGAAGAAGCGAACTGCGGTGTGGTGTAGTTCCTTCTCCATGGGAATTGGACAACATTGGCCACCCAGTTATGCCAGTAATCGGCAAAAGCAGGCTCATCACGAAAGAAGTATTGGCAGAACTCAAGGTAAGGTGTAGGATCACCCACAACGGGCTCATTGGACCAGTCCTTGAACAGGTTGTAATGCCTAGTTGGTGTGATAGTGAGGCCTTGGTACTCGGGATACATGCCTACGCCATCCAGATCACACCGTTTTGCCCAGTCCTTATAGGCATCCAAGATGTAGATGGTCTTGCTGCTGGTGCCACCGTTAGGCCTTTGCGTGACTTGCACAAAGTAATCCTGCGCTGCGTCAATACGTGCCTTGTTCCAGCCAAGAATTAAGCCGTCTTTGAGCCTGATCACATCGCCGTTGATGAGTGCGTACTGCGTTTTGAACTCATAAAGCTTGGTTTCGAGGGTGTCGATGCCGTTCATCACCGTGCTGGTGCTGGTGAGGACTTGGCCAAGATTGCCGCCGGCTTGTAGGTGGTCATCAATGGCGTATTTGCTACCCTTACCAGCACCGAACCTGCCAACACGGCAAAGGTGAACCTCAGCACCAAGCCCCCGAAGCGTGACAGCAAGCTTTGTTTCGGCCATGCCGACCTGTTCATTGGGCTCACCATCCTCGCCGGCCCCATCGTAGTCGAAGACAATGTAGACCTTGCGGTGCTTCTCCGCGAAGCTGGTCTTACGCTGCCATATGATCTTCATCAGGTCTTTGTGAAGGTGTAAACCAGATTTGTCAGTCCAACTTGTAACACCGGCTAAACCTAGTGTGGCGTAGTTAAGGGTGTCCTTGCTAATTTGCTTGGTGATGGCCCATGTCTTGAACTCACCCTCGGTGATGATGATGGGAACATCTACGTCCTGCGCGACCTGCTTCCAACCGATAGTTGGTGGAAAGTAGACGTGGCTGCCACTGGCTCGAGCCTGAGAATACTTCATTTTGCCCTTCGGTGTCAGTATCCTGACCCGATTAAAGCCGGTTTCTTGGCCTTGCATATCAAAATACGGGATTTTGATGCTCCACTCACGAGTGTGGCCTAGTAGTTGGTAACATTCCTCGGGGTCAAGCAAAGATAGGCCCAGCGCCTGTATATCTTTGTCCTCAAATGCTCTTGCCGCTAGGAAATTAGTGTATAATTCTGTCGGCTGTGTTGTTAGTGCTGCAAAACCTGATGACATAGTGCTTTTCTTTGCAAGTTGCCTACTTTATAAGGATCTAGACTTACCTCTAGATCCTTTCTTTTTGCCTGTGTGCAGGCTATATTAGGCGCGGTGGTGCTCGGCCAATGGTGGCCATGCGTAATGTCAATAGTCATAATGTTCCAATTTATCAATAAAAATCTACCCTGTACGGCAGACGGTGGGGTAAGTAATATACATCAGCTGCAGTGGCGGTAAAAAGTATTTCTTTTCGGTCTTTTGAGTAACTGTTACCTCGAGAAACAAAAGTATACAGAAGCACTAACCGCTGCAGTTTTTGAAAACACAGGTATTCAAAAATAAATGCAAAAAAGTTGAAAATAATTGCAAAAACCTGTTTTCAATCACGAGAACAGCTATATAATTCACTTACAGCAACAAACTTCAGATTGCTGTAACTTAACTGACTTTTGAAAGGTATTTATCATGGCACACTTAATCGCAAACACTATCTCCGGCAAGGCTGCAATCGCTTACGTTGGTGAAACTCCTTGGCACGGTCTTGGCCAGCAGTTGACTGCTGACTCAACCATTGAAACATGGGCCGAGGAATCTGGCCTTGACTTCCAATTGGCTACCGCTGATGTCCAGTTCACTCCTCCAGCCAGCGTGTGGAACGGCTTCAAAGCGCAGTCCTTGCCTTATGACGGCAAGAAAGTAATGTACCGCACAGACAGCAACTTGCCTTTAGGCCTTGTGTCTAGCCAGTACAAGATCGTGCAGCCGATCGAGGTCCTCGAATTCTTCCGCGACATGGTCGGCAATATTGCTCACCTTGAAACAGCCGGCGTCCTGCGCAATGGCGCGCATTACTGGGCCCTCGCCAAGATGGATGGCGAGTTCAACATTGCAGGTGACAAAGTTAACCAATATCTCTTATTGGCTAGCTCCGCTGATGGCTCTCTGGCCACTCAGGCACGCCTCACCAGCGTTCGTGTTGTATGTAACAACACTTTGCAGTTGGCACAGCAAAAAGGCAAGGCCAACGTCAGCGTTCGTCATAACTCCATCTTCCGCCCCGAGGCCATCAAGGCCGAGTTGGCCAACAGCAACGAAACATTCCGCATGTTCGAGCAGACGGCCAAGTTCTTGGCTTCCATCAAAGTTGGCTCCACACAGGCACAGGCCATCTTCACCAAGATTCTCGGCGGCGATGAAAAGAATCCTTCACGCGCAGCAGCCAGAGCATTGGCTCTCTTTGAAGGTGCCGGAATTGGCGCAGAGTTGGAATCATCCAAAGGCACAGCATGGGGCGCGTTGAATGCAGTCACACAGCTGATGGATTGGGAAACAGCTCGCACCGGCGATGCTCGGTTGGCCAATGCTTGGTTCGGCGGCGGTGTCAATGTTAAGCAACAAACCGTGGATGCCCTTTTGGCATTGTCATAATATTTTTAGGGGTACCTCATACGGCCCCTAAATTTGTTGTACAATTTAATCTCACGTTACTAGTCCTCCTGTTTTTTTGATTATTGAAAGGTATTGTATGAACATCTTCTATCTACACCATTTGCCCAGCATTGCTGCAATCATGCATTGCGACAAGCATGTCGGCAAAATGCTTATCGAATCATGCCAGCTGCTTGCAACTGCGCATCACTTCTACGGCAATGGCGACAATGTATCCTATCGCCCCACGCATGCCAACCATCCCTCAGCCATCTGGGTTCGCGAATCACGGTTGCATTACAACTGGCTCAGCGACATGGCACGTTTCCTCGGCCGTGAATTCAAGTACCGCTATGGCCATGGCCACAAAAGCAATGATGTACTACACGCCGAGCTTCTTGTGTGCCCCGAGGCCATGCTCATGCTTCCTACCAAGTTTGTGCCACCACACCTTGCTATGCCCGATGAATTCAAAAGCAACGACCATGTTCAGTCATATCGTCGTTATTACGCCAGCAAAGCTGCTGCCATGCCGCTTGTGTACAACAAAGGCAAAGACCAGCAGCCCATCTGGCTCCGCGACTTGCTCGCCGAAGTGGAGGCCGTATGACTAAAACAGTAGCCATCCCTCTCACCGAGTTGCAGGAAATTTACCAAGGCATTGAGGCTTTTGTTCTTAATGCACCTGCTGATGCTATAGCCTTGGCATCATACAAAGAGCAATTAGAATTGCGCATGGCAGCAGCACGCGCTCTTGGCCACCTCAGTGCATACGTCATTTACTCAACACCAAAACCTACCATGCCACATGAATACGAATACTCCTTAGATCACTATGGCTTAGACAACTGGCAAGCTGAGTGGGGTGATGGTGATATTGAACGCGACATTGTTGTTATGTATACCCCTACGCATCGCGGCTTTGACTACTGCGTTTTAATGGATGGCAATGACATTACAGCAACGCTTAACCCAGCCAACCGCAATGCGTATGAGGCGCACATGTCAAAAGAATGCGCAGCCCGCGCTGCAACAGCAAATGATTATGCATATGACTAATTCAGAAAAGGTATTGGCATTCCGTCGCAAGATGGGTTTGCCAATTTCCACCACACCTACTCTGCTCACACCCGAGCAAGCCAGTTACTTTGCTCGCTTCATCATGGAAGAGCTCAGTGAATACCTTCGTGCTTGCGAGGAGAATAGCCTTGTTGATGCTGCTGATGCGTTGGTCGATCTTGTCTACGTCACCATGGGTTGCAGCCATGCTATGGGGTTACCTTTTGACCAGCTTTTTAATGTGGTACACGAAGCAAACATGAACAAAGAACCAGCCAATGATTACATTAGATCGTTGCGCGGCTCACAATACGACGTCATCAAGCCCATGGGTTGGCAAGCCCCCGAGGCCATGATGTTGGCCATCATACAAACAGAACAGCAAAAGGCAAAGCCATGAACATTAAAGAATTGATTGATGATTACGTTGCAACTAAAAATGCGCGTGAAGAACTTTCTACTACAATCAAAGACATGACGGCCAAGCTCGGTCGCCTTGAAGGTGACATCATGGCCCTTATGTCTGATGCAGGCATTAGCCAAGCGGCGTCCGATAAAGCATCATGCTCTATGAAAATGACCAAGCACCCTGCCATCAAAGATTGGCAAGCTTTTTATGGCTACGTCGCTGCGACAAGCCAATTTGAATTGCTGCATAAGCGGCTTTCCTCAACAGCCTTCCGTGAGCGGTGGGAAGCTGGTGAGGCCATCCCCGGGACCGAAGCATCTGAGGTCTGGGAACTTACCGTTCGTCGTAAATAATCTCTTGTTTAACTTTAAGGAATCGTATGTCTAAGACTACTACACAACTGGCTTTGTTTGAAGACCAACTCGCCGCATTGGCCATTGAATCGGTTAAGGCCGAGCAAAGCAGCCTCGCCACGGCATTTCTTTCCACCAAGGGGGGTAACCTCACATACCGCGGTGATGTAATCACTGGCAACAAGCTGGCTTGCGTCGTATTGGCAGCTCCCATTGAGCGTCTGTACTACAGCAGCCGCTATGATCCTACCAAGGTCACAGGCCCTGATTGCTTTGCCATCAGCGCAACGGCAACAGGCATGGCTCCATCATCCGCATCACCTGCAGTACAGCACGCAACCTGTGAAGGCTGTCCTAAGAATGAGTGGGGCTCCGCAGCTAATGGTGGTAAGGGTAAAGCTTGCCGCGAAACACGCCGCTTGCTTTTGATTCCTGCCGATAGCATTGGCAGTGTTGATGCTGTTAAGGCTGCTGAGGTTGCCGCGCTGCGTCCACCTGTTACCAGTTTAAAGAACTACGCAACCTACGCGCAAACGCTTGCTGCTACGTTGAAGCGTCCACCTCTTGGTGTAATCAGTGAAGTTGCTGTGGTGGCAGATGCCAAGACGCAGTTCAAGGTAGTCTTCAACATGGTCAAGGCTATTGATGATAACGCTGTCATTGGCGCATTGATTGAGCGTGCCAAGACCGAAGTGCAGAAGGCAATTGACTCAGCCGGTGCTGTCAACGAAGAAGTTGATGCCGCCGTAGCTGTGGATAGCAATCCTAAGTACTAAGGTGCTGGGGGAAAGCCTACGGCAAGTACCCCGCCTTCATTATGCAACCTGTCTATCTTGATTTTGAAACATTGGCCATTGGCCCACGGCCGGAGTATCCTCCGGTGCCAGTTGGCTTGGCCGTCTACGACCCTGAAGGTGAATACCCAGACGGCTACCACGCCTTTGGCCACCTTACAGGCAATAACACAACGCAAGCAGCTGTCAAAGCTATGATGGAGATGATCTATGATAGTGGACGCGACATCTGTTTTCATAACGCTATGTTTGACCTTGATGTTGCTGAAACTCATTTGGATGTACCCATCCCACAGGACACCAAACGCGTACATGATACTCTTATTCTTGCTTTTCTCCACGATCCTCACGTTCAGTCTTTATCTTTAAAAGACTTGGTCGTTACTTGGAGCTTGGACACGCCTAATGAAAGGGATGAGCTGAAGGAGTGGATCCTTGCTAATGTTGATGAGGCACGTCGTAAAAAGTCTACATGGGGCGCATACATCTCCCGTGGCCCCGTGGAATTGGTAGGTAAATACGCCGCAGCTGATGTACGGCTTACAAGCAAGCTTTACGAATATCTCAGCGTGCAGGTTTTACCCGCGCAGCAGGAGGCTTACCACCGTGAGGTGGCTTTGATTCCAATGTTACTTGAAAACTCCCGGTTAGGCGTAAGGGTTGATCGAGTTGGTTTGCAAAAAGCAAAAGAGCAAGCAGTAGTAGATATTGAAAAGTGTAATGTTTGGGTTCGCGCATTGTTAGGTTCTCCTGATTTGAATCTTGACAGCGATAAAGAGCTGGTCAATAGTATTTATCCTACAGAATACTGGTTGAAAGATAATGGGTGGCCTACCACGGATAAAGGCCAGCCTAGGGCCGATAAAGAAACCTTTGAAGAACTAATCACACACGCGGAGTTAAAAGATGTCCTCAGATATAGAGCCAACCTATCAACATGTTTGTCAACTTTCATTGAGCCCTGGTTACAAGCTTCTGCATCTACAGGTAGAATCTACACAAACTGGAACAGTGTACGAGGTGAACGTGGGGGTACACGAACCGGCCGACTCTCTTCAACACCCAACTTTCAAAATGCGCCTGTCCGTTATCCGAAAGTTACCCTCCCCCCTACTTTGGAAGTTGCACCCCTCCCGCTCATCCGCAGCTTCATCCTAGCCGATGAAGGGCATAAGCTAATTGCATGTGACTTCAATGCACAAGAGTTGCGTATCTTTGCGCACTTTGAAGGCGGCGCGTTGATGCAGCAATATCAAGCCGATGCTCGTGCTGATTTGCATACCTACGCAGCTAAGATGATGACCGAGGCCAGCGGCCGTGAGGTGTCAAGGACTTACTCCAAAGGCGTATCATTTGCTATTCTTTACGGTGCAGGCCCTAAGAAAATCAGTGAGATGTTGGAGATAGACTATGAAATGGCAAAGACATTGGTGGATACATATACCACGGCTGTGGCTCCGGGCCTTAAGACAATGCAGACCACCATGCGGACAAGGTATAAATTAGGCCAACCATTGAAAACCATTGGCGGGCGTCTCATCAAGATGGAACCGCCTAAGATTATCAATGGCCGTCTGCGTGAGTTTGACTACAAAGGGGTTAACCTTTTGATTCAAGGCTCCGCGGCTGATCAGGCCAAGGCCGCCATGCTGCTGTACCAAAGCAAACGGCAAGGTAGTAGGCTTCTGCTTAGTGTGCATGATGAGTTGGTTATCTCAGCTCCGGAAGAGCATGTGGTTCGTGAGGCTGAATGCCTAACATGGTCCATGTGCAATGCAATAACGATGGATGTGCCTATGGTCAGTGATTACAAAATTGGCAATACGTATCAGGAGGTCAAATGATGACACGTTGGGAAAAGCTTGAAAGGGTTCTGCTTTTGTTAGGCCTAATTGTTGTGTTGATGGATTTGTATGTTTGGAGGCCGTTATGAAAGAAGCCTTGGCACAGCCGGAGCAAGAGCCTGTGGCGTGGTTCTCTACACTACCTGACGGCAGGCTTTCAATCAAGATTGTTGGCAAACCAACGGAGGGTAATTGGGAACCCCTCTACACCACCCCACCACAGCGCACATGGGTTGGGCTGACAGACTCCGAGATTGGCACTGTTGCATATAACGTTAATCCGCTTGATGGTATTAGACAGTTTGCCAGAGCCATTGAAGCCAAACTCTTGGAGAAGAACACATGACTGAAGAAGACGAGGCTTTTAACGAGCTTGAAAAGGCGTTGGGCTGGCGTAAAAGACAAATGCTTATGACGCAGCTTGACCCTATCTCAAACAAGATCAGAAACGACGCCCTTGAAGAAGTGGCAAAAGAAGTTGACAACTTCAAAGCGTTTGAAAAAGACACAATGGCAAGCTTTGCCGCATACGTAAGGAGCATGAAAGGTGCCCAGACCTAAACCGCCTGAAAAACTAACAGGCAGACAAGTACGAATGTCAGACAGACAATGGATTATTTTTAATCACCTTGGCGGCGCTGAATGGTTAAGGGCATTGCTAGATAAAAAAGATCCATTTCCTAAACAATACTACGAGAAACTAAAAGATGCAAATAATGGAACTGATAAAATATGATCATGAAAGAGGTTGCTTTGTTGCAAAAAGCAATAAACCTACTCATGTGGTAAGCCCCTTTGAATGGCAAAGCGATTCACGGCCTAGCATCTTCTTGCAAGACCCTAGATTTCGTACACGCAATGGCATGCAGCAAGTAAAGCTTGTTGTTGATAACCCAAAGCCTTTCTTCCCTTACACTGATACTCTGAAAGACAAGTGATGGCATACTCAAACTCATCAATCAAAACATACGAAGACTGCCCTTACAAGTACAAGCTAACTCGCATTGAGCATCGACATGAGCCAGCAGGTGACGCCGCTGAACGTGGCAAGATGATTCACGCCGAGTTTGAAGATGCTTTAATCAATCTCAATCTAATTCCAGATGAACGCAAGTTCTGGTTTCCTTACCTTGAAGAGCTTGTTGCAAAGAAAACACGCAGCGAGGTAGAGTTTGCTGTAACCAAAGATTGGCAACCGTGTGACTTCAAGGCTCCCGAGGCTTGGGTAAGGGGTATCTATGATGCTGTGTATTTTGAAGGCCCTAAAGCCCACGTCCTTGACTGGAAGACCGGCAAAGAGCGTGACTACGTCGATCAGTTAAAGCTATATGCAACAATCATCTTGGCCAGCCACCCTGAGGTGGAGACCGTA